GTAGAGTATGAGATGCTTTGGTTAGGATCATTTGCCAGAGCCAAACCTGCGCCTTTAGTTAAGCTGGCTGAATATGTCAGGCTGGTTACATCCGGCTTAAAGTCCTGAATAAATGGAATCAGTTCATCTGCCATGGCATTCTGAGTACACCGAATGGCCGACCCACCGCCTACAGCCGTGCTGCTTGGGAGGGAATCATGAAGGAACTGGAAGGAGTTTCCATCAACTTTGGAGACTGTCTTTCTTCCTAAGAGTTGAGAGGTCGTTACTCCACCAAACGTGACTCCAGAAAGAGCAGTAAGAGATGCAGAATCTTTAACTGTAATGTCAATCTCATCGTTAACAGTCAGACCGTGGTTAGGATGATAGACCGACACGGCAGAGTCTCCGCTGGTCACAGAGAATGGATTCTCATTTAAGAGAACATCTTCCAGAGGTCCATTGGCAATCTTGGCAGTACCGGACTGCACAAACTTAGCTCTCCACAGCCTAAACATGATGTCTCTAGTCTGATCAGGAGTCCACGTAATGCTGTTCTGCGACATGAACAGTGATCCGAGCAGAGGCTGTCTTGTTACTCTTCTATCTGTTCTACCAAGTAAGAGATCTCCGGTTCTAGCAACATAGACATTATATTGATTGTTAGGAGCAATCAGAATAAACGCGTATTCTCTGTTGCCATCTAAGTGAATCGGAGCCTTAAACTGGAAAGATGTAGGAACAAGATCATCAATGGTACGATTAGCCTCAGCTACAGTCGGCAGATTGATATCCTTGTTAGATACAACGACTCTGGATCCAGGCACCGCATTTTCTTGAGAAGGTACTCCATTCTCAATCGGTCTTACTTCCAGGAACACATCTTCATCAACATCATCTCCGCCATCAGTAGTGTTCTTATTGGCGAAGAATACATCGATTCTACTCAGGAAAGCGCCGTCATTGTTGTTCTGGAAGAAAGACTGAGCTAGTGGATCATGGTCTCTAGCTTGAGATACAATGGTAGTTCTTCTAACAACTTCTCGTACTTGGAGAATCTCTTGACCTTCTGAGGTATAGAATGTCTGAGCGTAAGATGCTGCACCGGCAAGATCAAGATCGCTGACATCAATCAGGGTAAACGGCACAGTGCCGCCTCTGAACTGCAGCGGCTTTTCCGTAGGCGCGAATCTCTTTTTAGTTTCTCCAAATACTCCATCCGCTCCATCTGAAGTATTGAAGTTAAGAGTAAACTCTAGCGCACTGCTTGTTCCGTCTTGAGTCCTAATGTCTCCTCTAGAGACTGTAACATCGGGGTTGTTAGGCACAAAGAAAGATCCTTGAATAACACCGTAGTCATCTGTAAAAAGACCCTTAGCTTTAGCATCTGGCTTAAGCGGGTGCTGAGTTGCAGTCTTAAACTCTCCTCCTGTGAGAGGATTGGCTACGTGAATGTTATTGTTAAAGATCAAGTTATTGATACCGTTGTACTCAGAGTAAGTCTCTGGTCTCAAGATTCTTAAGTTAGTTATACCAACGTCTCTAGATCTTACTCTTCTGCCTCTAGTTCTGTTTCTTCTTGCCTGCCTGTTGTTGATCTGTGTCCGAAGCTCAGACACAGTAGGAAGCGCACGGTTAACCATCGCCGGCACTCTTACCTGAGCTCCAGTGTTCGGAACTACGATCAAGTTAGATCCTTGATCGGCCGAATCATAGAGGCTAGGGAACAGGTCATCGATAGCAATCGTAAAGTCACTGATATTGACGTCGTCTAAGAATGCAAAGTACTTGGTGTTAGGACGAAGACCAGTTGCTCTATACCATACCTGACGATGTCTCATGAATGGAAGTACGTTAACTCCAACAGTTCTTACACCAACCACTTGGAAAGTAGTAGTTACAGTTCTAGAAGGTCGCCCGTTTCTACGAATGGTGCTAGTCGTACTTCCTACTACATCAGTGCCGATAATTCTGGATTCAGAGAAGTAGTCGTACTGAGGAGTAATCTGCAAGTCACCTACAACCTGACGGAACTCGTATGGATTGAGGTTCTCTGTCTCTGTTGCTAAGTTCTGAAGAAGGAACGGAGTCTCTTCAAAGTCCAACATGATGCGGTCACCACCGAAGAAGACATTCGAGTTTTCATCCTGTCCAGTCTCTTTGGCATCATAGAAAAGTTCAACCGTCTTGTCATTGTACTTTGGACCAAGGATACCGTCATTGACATTGATAGATGCAGCGTACTGAGGATCAGTTACATCAGAGAACGTCAGGCTCTTGAAGTTGTCTGCAAAGAAGCCGTTCTTAAAGCGATTGTTTCCGCTAGCATCAAGAACTTCAAGAGAAGATGTTTCAAGTTCCAGGAGGCTGAGAGTCGTAACTTCTTCAAGATTATCGATTCTCTTTTCAATGTCACCGATGTCTCGCATGGTATAGCGACGGTTATCAATCTTAGTGATGGATACGTCGTTTTCATCATCAGTGTATGCTTTAAGATCAATGTCATAGATCTTCATTGCAGTCTCTGGAATCGCAGGCTCTTGAGGATCAAAGTCTGACTTACCCTTGATTCGCTGAATCTTAGGGGCTCTAGATGTACCCGGAGTCAGAGGAGACTTGCCCTGCACTACAATAGCATCTTTTCTACCCATGTAATACTCAACATCGGCGGAGATGATATCTGTGTTCTTTGGAAGCTCAACGATAGCGTTGCGGCCGGTCTCAGTAAATTCACCTGAAGCCGAGTCCTTAAAGCTACGGAAATCTAGGTAGTCGCGGAAGTCAATGACCTCACCGTTTCTCTGACGGAATACCGGGATATCTTCCGGATTGATCTGAGAAGTCTTATATGAGTTGATAGAGAAGTAGTCACCAGCATTTTCATGGTAGAAGTAGCGATACTTGGCGCTGATCGTTCCGCCTGGTGCAGTCTGACCGGACTTAAGAACGAGTTTACCGTTGCTGTAGAAGTTATCTCTCTGTCCATTGTCCAGGGTGTATCGACCTGTAACGTTGTTGCCGGAAGCATCACCTACAGAATCTAGAGAATAGATGTCAAAATTGCTCAGAGAAACTGTAGCTGCGGTGCCAGACAGACCCGTTTCAGTTGCAGTTCGAAGGTCCTTGATCTTAAGAACTGGAGATCCTTTTTGGACATAGCCAATGGCCTCATAGCTTGTGCTGGAGTCCAGTGCACCTAGAGTCATAGAGGCCTGACCTACACCACCCGGACCAATCGTGAAGTCTGATATAGGAACAAACCTATCGTTTCTAGTACGATCTACAACTATCCAGTCTGACGTATTTGCAAACACTTCGCCGGCAGCATTAAGAGTAAGAGTAGAGGTTGATTCACCGACTCCTGTTGAAAATTCAAACTTCCTTTGAACAGTAAAGTCTATAGACGTGGTGTCTACTGACTTAGCCTTCTCTCTACCAAGATCAAAGAACAGGTTGTTATTACTCGTCTCTTTAAGTACAGCGATGTTGTTTTCAAGAGAAACGTTAGCGTATGTGTTGGCATCTAGACCAAGGCTTTTAGTGTCCCTAAAGTTATTGCTTCCTGTCATCTGAACATCAAACAGGTGGAACCTGTAGTCAGTGCCTGAAGGAACGATCTGCCTGATCCTAGCGGTACCAAGAGTAGATCCAGCAAATGAGCTATCGTCTTTTAAAGTCAGTTTTTCAAAGGAGTTGGTGTCAGGAAGACCTTTGATGTTATCGCTGTCACCCAAGACTACTAAGTAGTTGCCGATCTCAGCCGCAATTGCCTCGTTGCTGATTGTTTGAGTTTCTCTGGCCTTGTCTACCAGCAGCAGTGTCTTGTCTGGTCTCTGGATTCGATATCCATTTACATATGCAATGCCAGGAGATAGGCTAGCTACCAGGTTACTGTCGTTTCCTTCCTGAAGATCAAGATTAAAGTCTTCAACAGTGTAGTTTCCGGACTCTTCTTTAGTTCTTTCAGCTAAAGTGTCACCGAGTACACCATAGATAGTTCTTTCTGGCTGATTCTGCTTGATTCCGCCTACGATATCAGTCAAGAAGATGAACTGCTCGTCTGAATCGACGTTTCTTTCTAATGCAAGCTGCAGGCGGATCCTGTATCGATCTGCACCGGGAGAGGACTGATTTGGTACTGCACCTGGGTTAGCATTGTCATAGAGTGAAACATCATCTGTAGGCTGAACTACATCCTGAAGAACCTTGAACCCAAGAGTCTCTGTAGGAGTAGGACTAAACTTGGAGATGATGATCTTTCCACCAGGAAACTTTACAAACTTACCTCTAGTAAAGTATACGCCTGGCTGAACATCAGCGTATGATCCAAAGCCGATTGGATTATTTGGGCTGCTCTCTACATTGAAAGTGTTGGAGTTAGTCAGGTTAGTCAGCACTTCATCTGCCTTAAACCTGATAGTTGCGCCGGTCACAGTATCTAGCGAAGTTGTCACTGCACTGGTGTTGATGTACTTGACATAGATCACAGATGCATCGCCGTCAGCAGCATCGATCTTGTTGATCACTTCAGCCTTGATACCAGCTGAATTCTGTAAGATATCTCCTGCCACTACCGTGCTTAAGCTTGCCTGAGTGACTTTAATATACTCATAGTTAGTGATGATGGATACACCACCAGGCTCAATGACGGTTCCATCCACAAAGATGTTCTTAGCAAACTTCTCGATCTGATCTCCAAGAATCGTCTGCAGCTGAGTCAGCTCTCTACCTTGCAGGGCCTTTCCTGAATTAAAAAGGATCTGATAGAATCCCTTATCCTCATCAAAATCGTCTCTGTAAGTTGTACTCAGAGTATCTTTATTAAAAACTGCCATTTCTTATACGTTCCTATAATTGAAGGATAAGTTTGATATCTTCGATCTGCTCGGAAGATCTAGTTACAGGAGCCCTGTTCTCAATGTACAAGATCTCTCCAGTGAAAGGATCGAACTCTCCATTAGAGTCAGAAAGGATATCTGTGATAGTATAGGTTTGTCCAGAATCCTCAACGTCTCTACCAATGACCCACTGCTTATAGTTGAAGTTATCGTTTCTGTGATAGAAGATCTTCTTGTTAACTGTATCAACTGCATCTACAAATGCCTTGACTCCATTTGCAGAGTCTTGAATAACATCATCAACCTCAACGTCACCGATCTCTCCACCACCATCAGTAAGAGTCAAGATTTTAAGAGCCCGACCAGTCAGGTCTGTAAAGTCTGAGTCGTTGTACTTCTTTGGATTCTTGATAAGAACGATCTGTCTAAAGTCCTGATCTGTAATGAAGTCAGTGTCAGTAGAACCACTCGGCTTAGCGTTAAACATGACCGAGGTTGATCTGATATCATCTCTTGCATCTTTACCGATGCCATTGACACTGATGATCGGCTTGATCGTTGCAGAAGTAGTTGGAGATCCACCAGAGATCTCAATCTTAGCGCTAGTATAGCCTGAGCCAAAGGCCGGATCACCGTCAGTTGAGTCCTTATGCCTGACATCTACAATGGCTCCGGCTGTATTTATGACGGCCGTCGGGGCGGCGCCAGAGCCGTCTCCTACCACTGTAAGTGTTGGAGTGGTAGAGTAACCTACGCCCGATTGTGTGATCTGATATCCAATGATCTCGCCAGCACGTGCTGCATCCTGAACGTTTGACTGTGCTGTCTGGATGTTAGTCACAGCAGCCCCGGCGCTATCGATTGCATCTACAGGAATATAGTTAGCTGTAAGGTACCGGTTGGCCTGTACTGCTGAGATGGTATAGAGGTACTTCCAGACGTAGTTATCAGCCAGCTTCTTAGCCTTAGTTGCAGTACCGATCGTGTCGGGATCAACTACAGAAGCGATATTTGCACCGGTCGTAGTCTTAGGTGACTGAAGACAGATGTATACCCTTCTCTGCTCAGTAAATACGTAGTACCTACCGTTAGCGGTATGGCTTACGTTTGGGTTATAGGCGTTAAAAACAACACCGTTAGACCAGCCGTACCTGTTAACAACAAGCGAAATGTCAGTGACTTTCTTAATAGCCTGCAGGTTGTTTCTAGCTTCTTTTTCTTCTAAAAGAGTATTGACAGGAGACGGCACAGTCTCAGTAGTGTTCCACTGGTCAGACTTACCAAGACCAATGTAATAGTAAGAACCACTAGTGACCACGTCATTTAGATCGTCAATCACTTGATTTAGTATGTTCTTTTTCATCTTGTCGGTTACGATTGCTACCATCTATCTTTACCTACTGGTTAAATCTATTTGTTTTATTTATTATCATTTACGGACCATATTGACTTTGTCCACCATAATCACCGGCTCCTGCGGCGCCAGTTACGGTGACAATGTTACCTAATGAACCACTTTGTCCGACATTAGTGCTTGGGAAGCTTCTAGGATTTGATGCTCCACCAAATACAAGCCTTACAGCTCCGTCTGAACCGCTACCGCCGGCATTTTGGAAATCATCTTCTAAGCCACCGCCTCCGGCTCCAATGCCTCTACCGTTTCCAAATTGCTGTGCTGAAACTGCAGCTGCTGCTGGAGCAACATTTAGTGATCCCTGGGTCGCTGCATTTTGAATTCTAGCATAGATATCATATGTTACAGTACCGTCAGTACCAAGTCCATATAATGCGACTCCACCTCCACCGGTGTAAGTATAGCTGATATTAGGTCTTCTAGTCTGGTTACCTCCGGCTCCACCTCCGCCGGAACCTAAGTTTTCTGTTCTTACGGAGCCCTGATTATCATCCATGCCGTTTCCACCATTACCGGTATAACCTCCGGCGCCACCTCCGCCCGTACCATCATTACCGCCATTATGCTGTCCACCGGTACCTCCATCACCTCCGCCATCTCTGATTGTGCCTGAAGATGTTCCGCCAAGAGCAGTGCCATTGCCGAATACTCCGCCAGCTCCTCCATTTCCTATAATAAGTTTGGAGTTATCCGAAACTCTAACAAGCCTGGATATTCCTCCCGCTGAGCCATTGAGAAGCGAAGAGTTATTTCCTGAACTAAATGGTCCACCAGCTCCACCTTCACCGACAATAACAGTAAATTGATTTCCAGCAACTAATGTTCCACGAGTGTCACCGGGAACACCGTAATTATTAACATAGGACAAGGCGCCGGCGCCTCCACCCATGCCACCATCACTATTGTTGGATCCAGACGCTCCACCGCCAGCACCAACAGCAACAGCAGTTATTCCGGCACCAGTTAAGCTAACTCCATTAGGAATTAGATATTTGTCATTAGCGGTATCATATACAATTCCTCCTGCTGTGGTAGCAGATCCCCCTACTGTGTCGATCTCAATAGTATAAGTCCCTGAGGCTTCAAATACGATTTCTCCGAAAAATTCGTCAACTTTAAAGTTTAAAAAAGCTATATTAGGAGTAAACAGCGCCATCAGCTTACCGTGTTAGCATTAGAGATTACGATGTTAGCGGAGTCAAAGACGATTCCGCCGATGATAGAGTACTTGCCGGAACTTAACTCCACTGGGTTACCGACGGCATGATGAATGGTGGCACTGTCGCTGCTAAGAGTGATATTGATATCAGCAGAGGCATGATTATTATTTACAATGATTGAGAAGCTCATCCCATCAAGATCACCTCCACCGGTTCCAAAAATCGTGATTGTTGTATCACCATCTTCAGAGAATCTAGAGACGTTGGCATCTTTCAAATTATATCTTGTCGTTCCTCCGGCGATAGTCAAGTCTTCTGGAGTAATGACAGCGTATCCGTTTAAAAGCAGCTTATCGGTGACCGTCAAGTCGCTGTTGATCGTAACGTTATTCAAGAAGGTTGCATTCTCTACAGTGACATCATTGAACGTAGATGCACCCGTAACGCTTAAGGTTCCACCGACTGTCGTGTTTCCGCCTATAGTCAGCCCATCAGTGACGGAAACTACTCCGCTTCCCTTGCCATCTAAGACCAGATCAATATTAGTGTCATCACCTATGGCTAAGATAGAAGGATCGTTTCCAGTCGCGCTGTTTGTGATTTTGACGTAGTTTACTGCAGATGTGCCGGCCCTTGCCAGCTGAAGGATCTCATTGTTAGAGTCATCCTTAAAGGTAGCTTCAAACTTAGGGAAGTCAGAAAGTGTAAACGTATCACTGTCAAGAAGAAGTCTTTCCCACTTGGAAGAGTCAGACACCAAGAACCTATCAGTGTTTCTCATGTATGCTATTGTCGATACATAAGTGCTGTAGCTATCACCGGCATCTAGAGTTGCATTTAGATGGCCAACACTGTCAAACGCATTATTAAAGAATACATATGAGCTCGTCTGGACAGGAAGTACAGTCAAGTCGAGTTTAGCGTCACCTTCTGTGATCTCTTTAGTGAGCAGCTGGACGAGAGTAAGATCCTCAAAGTCACTGTCTAACTTAGAAAAGTTAGAGTTGATCTTCTCTGCAGCCGTGCGTAGAGTATCACCTGTACCATCGTTTGCCGTAGTACCTTTGTTGATACTTTGAATTCTATTTGGATCTACTAATACCATTTACTGGACCATTTCTATTGTAAAGTGTTAGTTTTATTTATGGCGAATCTAAGCCGGAATCTGGTTGATAAGGTAATTTATCTTCACTCATTAATTCATTATTATTTGACATCTCGATGAATGGGAACGTTCCAAAAGTACCGCTGTCATCAAAAGTTGGAGAGTTCAGGTCTAATAAGTTTTGAATAGTACCATAGAGACTATCTAGTCCTGAATCAAGTGCACCGAAGGAGTCTTGCAAAGTAATTGGGAATGTAACTGTAGGACTAGAATACAGGGCGTAGACGATCTGATTGTCAGAATCTACTCCAAAGATCTCTGCATCGGCCGCAGTCAGAAAGTTATCTATCTTGTTAATTGATAGGAGTGAGGATGCATTTGAATCAAGTACGGCCAGAGGCATCTGATTAATCAGCGTGTTCGTAGCTACAGCCTCAAAGAACGTTTCAGCAAAAATTGCAAATCCGGCAGGATGCAAGAATCTCTTGTAAACATCCAACCATTCACTGGGAGGTACATCACTTTTTATGAGGATTGAAAAGATCTGATAGTAAAAAGAATCTTGAATAAACTTTTGAGAATCATACCCAATCTGACTTTTACCAACGATAAACATATCGTTCTTTGGATACTGCTGCTGTACATCTGCACCAAACACGTATCTAAAAAACGAATCTACAGATACAACAGTACCCTTAATTCTATTCAGCTGCGGTAAAAGCTTTAGAGTAAGTCTTGGATATGGGAACGTGTCTTTACTGATTCCAGAAGCTAAGGCTTCATCAAACAAGTATTGAAGATATTCTTCTGGAGTCGACTCAAAATCTTTGACATAAAATAGATCTTTTAACTCTTTGGTCGGTTCAAACTCATCTCTAAGAAACTCATAGTACTCTTCAAGTAGTTTGACGAACTGAGGATATTCCTGTTGAAAATGCTCAGGAATAACCGTATCAATAAAGTCTTGATTAAAGTTCAGCGGTCGTCGGTTAATGTCTCGAAGAAGATCAGTCATTTTTAATTAGTCGTTCCAACAACAGAGTTAGCAAAGTCAACGTCAGGATCAGCGTCTACAATATTTCTACCAAGATTAATAATCTGGTTTCTCAGAGGCTTAACTACTGATTCGTCAACAGGTTTAGCTCTAATACCAATATAAGATTGCCCTGAAAGAATACTATAAGGCTGGAAAGCTCTTAAGTTAACTTTACCAGTGCTAGGTATATATTCACCTATACTGGAAACAATTACGTTACCTCTGGAATCTACCAATCTCAGGTTAGTTGAATGTCTATCTGAGCCAGTATTGTTTTCAATACTAACGATGACTGTAGTACCGTCTCCAAGCTGATGCCTGAACTGCTCACTAGTAATAATTGGGACTTCATCATCAGGCTCTTGCAATACGCTCAAGAAACTTAAAGTGTAGTCTTCTTTGACATATCTCTGAGTCGTAGTGTTATAGAACGGAACTAATCTATTTTCAAGCTCAACGCTGATACTGGATGACAGGATGGAGTTATCGACTGCATCTACAGTAGGGGTTAACTTAGACTTTCTAAATACATCATTAAACTTACCTAAGTTTGTGCCAAAATAAGAAGAGATAGTACTTGCGACCTTCTCTTGCAATGCGTTTTCAGTAAGGCTAGTCTTAGATGGATCATAGTCAACATTTGTTGTCAAGTTCAGGTATACTTTTTCTGGAGTGACAAATTCAGTATCAATAGATATCATTGAGAGTGAGTTCAATAATATTTGTTGAATCTGCTGCTCAACAGCGAGTCTTTGGGCCGTTGATACATCAGAAGTAAACTCGATAGAAACGATTGCTTTACCGTACTTTTGAGGAACATTGTCCTCTCCTCCCCAGGCATTGATTGATTTAATTCCTGGAATACTATTTGCAATGATACCGATGTAGTCACTTGGAGTTACAAATCTATTTTGCGCCAAGTAGCTCAGTGGGGCGTTTGCTCTAATCGACTCAACTCCTTCTTTTTCAGCTCCAAAAGAGGACTTGCCGACAGGAGTAATGATATAGTTATAGGACTGATTGTTGTACCTAAAGCTAGCGGCTGCAGTAAACTTATTGATTCCGTTTGCTTCAATACCATTGGTGCTTAGATATGTTGCTCTAATCAGATTACCAGGTTCAGGTGCTCTACCTGTTACGATTCCATCACCAAAGTTAATCTCATAGAAGCCATTGTAGGTCTCTAATGGAACGAATAGTCTGGTATCAGCAGAAAGACCAGCAGTCAACAGGTTAGCAGAAGTATAAGCCTCAAAGTTGGTCGAATTAACATCATCAAATACGTTGACAGTTAATGTTGCCAAGTCAAGATTCGTATCAGGAATAACGTAGATCTGGCGTCCTTCTGTCGTATCAGCCAAAAATGTTTTTGTAGTTAAAGTTCCTTCAAGTGCAAAAATTGCGGCATTACCGGCACCATCTTGGAATGTATAAACGCCAGTTCCTGTTGTATCATACCCTTTATACTCAACTAGTGTTCTAAAGTTGTATGTTTGATCACCTAGAGTACCAACAAATACTGTACCTATAGGAAGAGTAATTTCAGCTGGACGAGTAGCGAGTCCACTCATGTCAACAGAAAGATTAAGTGTTGCTCTAGATGCAGCCTTAGATCCAGGAACATATGCAAACTTAATAGCGTGGTTGACC